ATTATACAAAAACACGATCAAAAGGAGGTATGATAGGAGAGATTTTAAGTAATAAAGAATTAAGGAAAGAAATACCAGATAAAGACCTGGTTATCCTAGAAAAGGATTCTAATGGAAAATTAAATATTAATGATATAGAACTAAATAGTTCATTCAAACTACTACATGAAAGGTGTTCTAAATTAGCCTTAACGGAAGATAGACATGCAGACTTTGTTGCTTTACCCGAGGCTTTAAAAACCAGAGTAATAACAAAAGGTCCACCGTATACTAACTTCGTATTAAAACCACTACAACATTTTATGTGGAAGATACTAAAAAAGAATAAAGTATCTAAATTAGTAGGAATGACCATTAATGAAGAATATCTCAGTTCTGTTCTTGGTGAACTCAGAGAAGATGAAGAATATGTATCAATAGATTATTCCGATGCTACTAACGAATTAGTATCATGGGCTAGTAATGACTGTATTGATTCAATTGGAAAATATTTACAATTGGATGAAAACGAAATTACATTAGCAAGGAATAATCTAACAGGACACATATTTACTAATCCTGAGAACAAGGAAGAAGAAAAGAACCAAGAAAATGGACAATTAATGGGCTCAATAATGAGCTTTATAGTTCTATGTATAATTAATATAACAATCTGCAGATGGGCACAAGAACTTGACCGAAACAAATCCATTTTATTAAGAAATTCAAATTTCTGTATAAATGGTGATGATGGAGGAATGAGAGGAAAGAAAATCTACGATTACTGGTTAGTAATAGCGGATTTTGTTAATCTTTCACCTTCCATAGGGAAAGTTTATCGCAGCAGACGGTTCATTAATATGAATAGTACACTTTTTAATGTAATACCACCATTGGAAGTGGCAAAGAAAATATTAACTGATACAAGTATAAAAGTATCAGGAGACGGTAAAGTTGATTTTAAGATAGAAGTTAAAGAAATTAAACCATACAAAACAATTTTTGAAAGAGTTTTGTACGTCAATTTAGGTTTAGTTCTAGGATTAAAAAGATCTGAAACATCAGCGAGCATAGTAGACATTGGGCTACCAGAAAGTCTGGGAGCCGTAGCAAGGTGGTTAGTAATATCAAGTCCGAAAGATCAAAGAGAAAATGTCTTAAAGGCATTTATCAATCATCGATGGGAGAAGTTATCAAAAACATCACTACCTTGGTTTTTACCAGAGAATCTAGGTGGGTTAGGAATACCCAGACCAGAAGGATCCTTAGGACAAAAAAACAAGAAAAATGATCTACGTTTAGCGGCCGCTATATATAAATTTGCACAGATTCCAAGGCGACCCTCCGAAAAAGTATGGATGACATGGGAAAAAACAAATAAAAAAATCAATGAAAT